TCAAGAAGAACAGCTTGCTCAACAGAATTAACATCCGTCGTTGCTTGAACTATATCGAAAAGCGTCTTGAAAACATGATGACTCCGTATTTGTTCATGCAGAACAGTGTTAATACTCGTTCCGCTGCTAGAAACGATATCGATTCCTTCTTGAACAGGGTAAAAGCTGCTGAAGGTATTGATAGATACGCACTCAGCGTAACTCAGGATCCAGAAGATCCGACAATCATGAACGTTGCAATTCAGTTGTGGCCGACAAGCGCAATCGAATTCATCGATGTTAAGATTGTTATTAACCGTTCTCGTGGTGTTAGCGTCGAAGAAGGTTAATAAAACCAAAATTATAAAAGACGGTCCGCAAGGGCCGTTTTTCTTTTATATTATGAAGAAAACTATAAATAATGCATGGATTACATATTAAAAGAAACAGTTACTGATATAAGATATACAGCAAATCTAAAATTTACAGAAAAAGTCGGTGATATATTCAGAAACGGCGATTTTAGTTTTGATTTTGTTGATACAGTAACAATGGATAGCTTTTCTATTAACAGTTCTAACTATGCACACTATGGAATTACTGCTCCATTTACAACTAAAGAGGAACAGATAGATAATTCATTAATTAATAATGGCGGTATAGTTTTATATTTGAATAATGAATATGAAATTAATTTAATAGTTATTCCTAAATGTTCTTGTGGTGATGAAACAATCGGTTTCTTTTCAATGAATACTGAAGTATCATTGCCAACTGTTAATTTTTCATCCAAGTTTCTTATAAAATTATGTCCTAGCATTGTTCGTGACCCAGTTCCAGTTCAATTAGATGAAACATTTGACGACCCTATTTTACCGTTAAGAAATGATAGAGTTGGAAAAGATTTTACACCAGAATTTGGTGCAAATTATCCAGCAACAAATATTGATTATAATACAACTGATTCAATGTATGTAAATACCAGAACCAGTGGTGACTATGGTTATAGTGCAGAACCGCTCGACCCAAATTATGGTAGAGTTCCATGCTATATTAACCATATAAAAGTTATGGATATTCCATACGAATATGAGTTAATATCAAATTTTAGATATGATTTTGATACTATTAAATCTTATATCTATGATACTGTTACTCATCAAAAAACAGACATTGCTTATGAAATTAGCGATATGAAAGAAAGCACTACACCGCTTGTAGTGATTTCTAATGATGAAAAAGAATTTACTAATACGCCGCAATATTATGACGTAACTCAATACATTTACAATGATGCACCAGGATGTTTTAAGAATAGATTAGTATTCGAAATATCTCAGTGGTCTAAAGAACCTATTGCAAAACCGTTACGTCTTCATATTGAATTCATTGGTGGCTTGGTTCCGCCTGAATATGGTCCAAGTCGTCAAGATCCATGGCCAAAAGATGGTGATGTTTATATTTTGAATAAGGATTATCCTACTTGGTTTGGTTTAGTTGAAGTTAAGAATAGAAATGAAGCATATTTTGAAACGAAGCCAACAACCACATGGGATCCAGAACAGCATCCATATAAAGAATTAGGTCCTATTGAATTTGACCAATTCGAACAGGATTATGAAACATTATACTATTTAAGTGGTATTAGTGCAGATAGAGATGGTTCTGTTAGAACTATTGATGTTGATTCATATCTTGATATTTCTGATAATCCAGATTATTCAAGAGATTTAATGAAGAGATATACTGAAGCTAATAAACAGCTTAAAGTAAAATATGTAAAGACATTATTAAATAAGTTAATAATTACGAGAGAACCAATATCAACAACGACATTGACTTATGATAATAATAAAGTCGATATAAAGTATACAATTAAAAATACAGATAAGAATTTTTATAAATCTTTAGATGAATATAAAACAATATTTGATACCATCATTCAAGTTGAACAGGCATATTCTAAGAATTTGAAGTCTGATGCATTTGAAAATCCAATTATAACACAGGATGATGATAATGTTTATATTACATTTAAAGACGTAGAATTTTCTGCTTTGAATCCAGGAAATGTTGATACTGTTGCTAATGTAAGTTTGAAAACATGGATAAATGACCCAGACGGTTTAACTCATATTAGCCCAGATTGGAATGCTTATGAAATAGAAGAACAGACCAAAGCAATAGATGAGTATGGTTTAAATTATAAGAAAACTAAATTAAATAGATTAAATATAACTCATGAATTTGGTCCAAATGGAAAAGAATTAAATTATAATAATCTAACCACTGATATTAGTTTTATTATTGAAAATACGGATGCAGGTTTCTATGGTGATGAATATGTAACTACTCTTGATAGAATAATGTATGCGCAAGAATGGTCTAGAAATCTTGATACTTCTGATGCAGAAGCTACATTAAGTGGTAATAAGTTAATACTTACATATCATAATGTTAATTTCTCTGCAATAAATGCAGGAGTAACACAAGATAAAATGACTACAACTGCTGAAGGTTCTATTGGTGCATGGATAAATGACCCAGATGGTCAAGACCATATTAGTATAGAATGGAATGGCGAAGAAGTTGCTGAACAGACAGTAGCATTTGATAATTTAGATTTAAAATATACAAAAACTCCATTAAATCGTTTAGTAATTGATAAGATTATTGCTGAACCTGCTAGTAGAGAATTAGCTACTGATACAAGTGGTAAATTAATTTATGAAGTAGTTAATACTGATAAGAATTTCTATACAGACCAAAATGAATATAAAACAATCTTGTCAAGATTCCAGAATGCATTGATTGAAGTTCCAATCGGTAATAATTTCCTTATTATTCCAACTCCAACAATTACACCAGTATCTGGTGATTCAAGATGGCAAATTGTTTATGACGGTTTACATTTTGTAAATGATTATGTTGGTCAAGCTAGTTTAGTATTATCTGCAGCAATTAAGGATAATACAAAGATTAGTCCAGATTGGACAGAAGAAGAAGTTGTATATTGGACATCAGCTATAACTCCAGAAGTAAATTGGTCACACAATGCTGATGTTATTGACCCATTTGTTATTACTTATTCAGAATATGAACCGTCAGCTGGTGCAGACAGTATTCACTGGTTGGCAAAAGACAGACAAGGATATATGCCTGTTGGTTCTGCTCACGTAAATATCTTTAACCCGAACGTTAATTATAGAACTGACCCGTCTGAGGTATGGCTTCATTGGGAAAATGATTTATTACCAAGAAGCGCAACAATGGAAAATTATGATACTTCCACATATACGGCCGATGGTAATATATCATTTGATTTGTGGGGAATTGAAGTTGACCATGACTATTCTGCAACTAATGCAAATCTTTATGCTTGGGGTAAATTCTCAGCAACTGGTTATAGTGATCAACAAATTAGAGAAATGACAATGGTTCATAAAGAATCTGAATGGTGGAAATATAAAAAAGTTATTCCTGATATCTATCCGTATGATGAATTCATAAACTACAGCTTGTATACATTGTCTAATCTTGAAATTAATGGTGGTAGAATTGGTTCTAAGTCGTTAGCTGCACGTAATGTTGTTTGTAACAACGGTGCTAAGATAGATTCTGATATTATTCTTGCATCTGGTTGTAGTATATCATTCAGAGGTGCAAACAATGTTGTAAATGGTAATATTTCTGCTCAATCTGCTTATGTTTATAACAGCCCAATTCAACTTAATGGTGACTTGTATATAGCAGATGAGTTAAGTTTAACTGATAATGTAGTAGCAAATACTGTTTATACTGCTGATGAATGTAATGTTATACTTGGTTATAATGCTAGTATTACTGACCCACATACATGGGAAAATCCGCAATTTGCAGATTTAAAACCAATTCCAACTGCAGAATTTGTAAGCACTGGTGTTGAAAATGTTGGTGATGGTACTACATTTGGAGAATCTGGCGTTTATACTACAGCAGCTTATAATTCATTAGATGTTGGTAATAATGGTCACTTAACATTCTATCCTGGTAAGTATTACTTTAATTCTGTTGGTATGGGTACTGATTGCACTATTGATGTTCATAATGATATATCAACTGAAGACCAGGATAATTCTGTTATGATTTTCATTGGTAGCGTTGCTGCTGGTGGTTTCGGTGACAGATTGAATTTGAATGAAGATTGCACAAATGCATTTGCATTTAGACTTTATTATGCTGGCCTAGAAACTATGTCATTTGGTGTTGCTACTCAGTCTGATTATGGAACATTAATTGCACCATCTGGTACAATTTCATTGAGAAATGCGGCAATATGGAATGGTCACATTTGGGCAAAGAATGTAGTATTACAACAGAATTCAGAAATTAATAATGATAACTTAGATTAAAAAAAGAACCCGGTTAAAAACCGGGTTTTTTAATAATAAAAATAATTTTTATTACGGAACTTTGACGCCAGGAATAGGAGTCAAGTTATTACAATCGCAACCTCTGCAGCTGAAAATCTTGGTATCTGCATCAATCTTGCTTGGTTCAAGAAGTTTGTGAGTGTGGCCATCACCAACAGGCTGAACAACACCATCTTTAATAAAGTGAATATGACCACCAACCATTGTGATTGGAGTAGGAGCATTCAAATTAGACGGTTCATTGATAGCATCACTTGTTCTACCATAACCAGTTTCATCGAAAATCCAGTATTCGTGATGGTGCGGACCCATAGCTGAAGAGCCTTCAAAAACATCAGTCAAGCCGATTTGAGAAGTATTTTCATTTAATGCATTAGTGCATTGTTCTGTAACATAATCTGAGAATTTTTTCATATTATTGTTTCCTCACTTTATATTATTTATAAATACATATATAGCATTATTACATAATGAGGGATTTATGGATAACATAGATGAAGGATTTTTCCTAAAAGACAAATATAAGAAGTTTAAAGATCTTGTTGTCAAGGCTTTGATAGATAGAAAGATTCTGGTTGATAAATATCAACATTTGATTGATAGCTATTGTAGAGATTTCTTTATTGATAAGATGTCAGTTCATGATTGCATTGATAGTATTGTTGATTCTGTTAGGTCAAAAGAACGCCAGGCAGTATCTGAATCTAAACGAATTTTAAGAGAAAACGGATATCGCATTGGCAATAAACGTAAATAATAATGTATTTCTACAGCTTGGCCGGGAAGTATATACTTCCTGGCTTTATTTCAACAAAAATATCAAATTTTGACTTATAAATAAAATATAAGAACTAAATAATCTAGTTAAATTGGAGGAATCAAAATGGATAAAATTCTTGAAACTCTTTCACAAAAGTTCACGGCGGAAGAGCTGAATGAGGTCAAAAAGGCCATTCAGATGACAGTCGATGAAAAAGTTAAGGTGAAAGCAGACGAAGAAGCCAAGGTGATTGCCAAGAAAGCTGATGAATTCTGTCAGAAGAAGATTAAGGAAGCTGTAGAAAAGAAGACTGCTGAAATCGAAGACATTGCTAATAAATTCTGCGCTGAACGTTGCGAAAAGTTAAGTGAAGAAGCTAATGCCAAGGTTGAAGCATACAAGAAGAAACTTGAAGAAGCTTCAGAACAGTATATCCTTGAATACTTCGATGAAAAGTTCACAGAAAAGTATGGCAAAGAACTTGAAGCTTTGGAAGAAAAAGTTATTACTGGCCTTGATAAGTATCTTGAATACAATATCAACGAAAAGATTAGTCCGGCTTTGATTCACAAGACAGCACTTTCCGAAACATACGCTCCGATTATCGACGGTATCAAACAGTTGTTCGAAGATGAATATGTTCCGATGGACATGAGTGGTTCTAAGAAGATTCGTGAAATGAAGGTTGAAAACGCTGAACTTCAGGCTTCTTTAAAGAAACAGCTCGATGAGAATATGCGCCTTGCTGAATTGGTCGAAAGCACTGGAAAGAAATCTTTGATTTCTGAAAAGGTTGCTGATCTTTCTGCTGAGCAGAGAATCAAGGTAAAGAAATTCTTTAAGGATAAGAGCCTCAATGAAACCAAGAAGGACATTGATGCCTACATCGAAATGATTCAGGAACAGACTGAATCTATTGATTCGATGAGATATGAAAGGGAACGTCTTTTTGAAAACAGAGAACGTCCGGTCCGTAAGACTCGCTATGTCGAAGATCGTACAAACGAACCCTTAACTGAAAAATTTAAACCAGCTCGCAAAGAATTGAGCGCACGCGAACGCATGATGCTTGGATCTGCCAGCCTAATTGAGGAAAATTAAGCTAAAAAACGAAAAATCCAATTTTTCGTGTATAAATATATTATAAAGAATTAAAAATATTCAAAAATTTTTAATAGGAGAAAAAAGAAAATGAAAATTACAAAGACACAAGCTGGTATGATGGAACGCTGGGGCAAGGCTCCGGGTGGTCTGTCAGTTTCTGGCATTAAGGATAATTTGATCCGTTATAATACGGCTCGTCTTCTTGAAAACCAGCAGACTAAGAACCTCGGTTCTGAACTCTTGACTGAAGATTTCACGCAGGGTGTTGGTGCTCCGCTCGGTCTCGACCAGGGTATTCCTCATGGTGGTGACGCTAAGGGTGTATTTGCTCCGATTTCTCTCGCTCTCGTTCGTCGTGTATTCCCACAGCTCTTCGCTAACGTCCTCGTTGGTGTTCAGCCGTTGACTGGTCCTGTCGGTCTTGCATTCGCACTCCGTTACATTTATAAGACCAATAATCCGAACGAACTCGTTGAAGCTGCATGGAAGGCAGTTCCTCGCTTCTCTGGTTACACCGGTTCTACCGCTAACACAGATGGCGAATGGGATGCTGGTACTGGCGTTGATACTCAGTCTGCTGAAGGCTGGAAGATCACCGGTCCTACTTTCGGTTCTGATGACCCGTCTGTAAGCCGCAAGATGCCGGAAATTGGTTTAATGCTTAGCCGTCAGTCTATCGTTGCTAAGACCCGTAAGCTCGCTGCTAGCTTCTCTCTCGAATCTGCAGCTGATATTAAGGCTATGCAGGGTATCGAAATGATGACTGAAATGATTAACGTTCTTCAGGCAGAAATGACTGCTGAAATGGACCGTGAAACTATCGGTCGTTGTAAGTCCCTCTGCACTCCGCGTGTTTTCAACAAGTCCAAGCAGACTCTTGCAAACAACGACGGTTTCATTGGTACTAACTCCCAGGAACGTTTCGGTATGATTATCACTCACATCATGAAGGGTGTAAACGATATCCGTACTGCTACTCGTCGTGGCCCGGCTAACATCGCTGTTGTTTCCCCGGACGTTGCTACTGTTCTTCAGTGCGCTAACCCGTGGTTCACAAAGGTTGCTCATGAAGTTAACGGCTCTGCTGTTACTCCAGAAATGGGTACTTTGAACGGTGTTGTTAAGGTCTTCTGTGACCAGTACGCTGTCGATGAATTCGGCGCTAATGATAATGGTGAAGTTCTCCTCGCATTCAAGGGCACAAGCCTCTATGATGCTGGTGTTATCTTCTGCCCGTATGTAACTGGTGTTGTTAACCAGGCAATTGATCCTAACGACTTCTCTCCGAGAGTCGGTATCATGAGCCGTTATGGTTTCGCCCACAACATGCTCGGTGCTGAAAACTACTACCGCTTGCTCAAGTTCAATGGCCTCTTCGCTGACGCTCCTGAACAGCTCGAATGGTAATCTAGTTAAGTACACAAACGATTTAAAAATGTCGAACTTCGGTTCGGCATTTTTATTTTACCTAATAAATAATACATGAGATTTAAAGATTTTTGTAATATAAATGAAAGCCTTTATGCTAATGAAAGAAAGCTTAAAAAACTTCTTACACTTGCATTAGGTAAAGATGTTGAAGAATTTATTGCTACTGATAGATATGCACCAGAAGAATTAATTTTAATTAGAACTTCTATTCTTAAAGAAATTTCTGAAGAAGAATTTAAGAAAATATGTGAAGATGCTGGATATTATTGTAGTATTCACTATAATGATAAAGGTGAACCATTAAAA